ATACATTATATTTCTACTATGACCAAAACTTTGGGACTGATACTCCCACTACTTGTGTTATGTGTTGGGAACAATTCGTCAAAGATAAATTAAGAGAATTATGGACAAGAAGGACTACCGAAAGTCAACCAAGTTAGAATTTGAAAATAGGGTTAAGGAATGTACCGAGAAGATTATCGGTGAACATCTTAACTACACAATGTTCTGTGATTGGTTTCAAGAACATTATGAAATGACCAAACATTCCGCACACAAATATTGGGTGAGAAGTTGGGATATTATCAAATCAAGATTTGCGTTGGAAACTGACCAACTGATAAATAAACAGTTATATCAATTATACGACCTATACAAAGAAGCAAAAGAAACAGGTGATTTTGGAACAAGTAGAAAAGTATTAGAAGATATTAGAAAGATACAAGGGATTGATACACCTGATAAAATTAATATCAAACACGAAGGTAATATAACCGTTCAGTTTGGTGACGAGGAATAATATATACATATATATGAAATTAATCTTAGGGGATTGTTTAGAAAAATTGAAGGAGTTACCTGATAATAGTGTTGACAGTGTTATAACTGACCCACCTTATGGAATTGGATTTATGAACAAGGAATGGGATAATCCCGCAAAACACAGAGAACTTATTGAAAGAGAAAAGAAACGTAGTGAAGAAAGATTTGAGGATGGTAAGTCACCAGCAAAAGGTGGGTTCAGTAAAGGTGTTCAACCAGGATTGGCAATTGGTGGAGCAAAAGAAGGTAGATGGTTTCAAGAGTGGTGTGAGGAGTGGGGTAAAGAATGTCTAAGGGTATTAAAACCTGGTGGGTATCTATTATCATTCTCGGCACCACGAACGTACCACAGAATGACCACAGGATTTGAGGATGCAGGATTTGAAATAAGAGACCAAATTATGTGGGTATTTGGTTCAGGGTTTCCAAAATCATTAAACTTAGGTGATGGTATAGGTACAGCACTTAAACCAGCACACGAACCAATTGTTATGGCAAGAAAACCATTAAGTGAAAAGAATAACAAAGAGAACATATTAAAATGGGGAACTGGTGGAATTAATATTGATGATTGTAGAATTGAGTATAAGGATGACAAACCAACTAAAACTACAACCATAAGAGAAAATGAAGGTATTAGTTGGAATAAAGATTATATAAGAACAGAAGATTGGGAACCAAATGATACAGGTAGATGGCCAGCAAACATAATCTTTGATGATGATACAGAACAACCTTGGAGTAAATTCTTTTATTATCCTAAAGTAAATAAAAAGGATAGAGGTGATATGAACAATCATCCAACAGTTAAACCAACTGAGTTGATGTTATACTTAATCAAATTAGTAACACCAAAAGGTGGAACGGTCCTTGAACCTTTTATGGGGAGTGGTTCAACAGGTAAAGCGGCGGTAAGAGGTGGATACGATTTTATTGGAATTGAAAAGGAAGAAGAATATTATAATATATCAAAACAAAGAATAGAAAATGAGAGAAATTAAAGGAACGATTAACACAGAAGACCCACACGAACATTGGGGATTTTTACCTATTGATGGTGAAACAATACTTGACTTAGGATGTGGTATTAATAATAACGAACACTTACCAACACCAGTTTATTGGGTACAGAAAGGTGCTAAGATGGTGTATGGTGTGGACCCTGGTCAACAATCTTACGATTGGTTCAAACAAAATTTTGTTGTTAAGAACTTTATCAACATAATGGATTGGTGTGATAGACTTGAAAAGTTTGAGTTATACTTCAAAGCAACAAAACCATCAGTAGTTAAAATAGATGTGGAAGGTTCTGAGATTTTTCTTATGGGATTAAATCCTGAATTATTGGAAGGTGTAAGACATATTGGAATTGAATATCACAATTTGAGTTGTCTGTTAGCGTGTGAACACTTACTAAGAGATAATGGATATGAATTATCCTATTATAAGTTCAATCATTTAGATATTGACTATCAGGGTGTGCTACACGCCCATAAACGTAATGTTATCGTTAAAAAAAGACAGACACCACAAACACCAGATGAATTACACGCACAAGATATGGAAGATTGGTCCAATAATCTTGATGACTATCATAAGTTAAACAATTTATGAAAATAAAACTGTTTAAACCACATACCAAACAAAGAGAATGTATCAATCGTATTAATCAAACCAATGCGAAGTATATTGTTATTGATTGTGGTCGTCAGTTTGGTAAATCATTATTAGCACAAAACTTATTATTGAAGTGGTCATTAGAAACACCAGGTTCAGTTGGGTTTTGGGTATCACCAATCTATTCACAAGCAAAGAAAGTATTTGATGAATTAGTTAAGGCGTTAAAACCTACAGGACTAATTGCTACAACAAACAGAAGTGAGGTATGGGTTAAATTAAATAACGGTTCAACCATACATTTTAAATCAGGTGAGAAACCTGACAACCTAAGAGGTTACACATTAGATTATTTGGTGATGGATGAGGCGGCGTTTATGAGGGATGAGGTATGGAATGAAATATTAAGACCAGCCACTCTTGTAAAAGGTAAACACATCTTGTTTATATCCACACCAAAAGGAAAGAATTATTTTTATACATTATATAACAGAGGTATGTCAGCAGAATTTCCTGAGTACCTATCTTTAAAATACACATCATATGACACCCCATTTATTACGGAGGAAGAGATTAATGAAGCTAAAGTTACGTTACCTACTGACATTTTTAATCAGGAAATTATGGCAGAGTTTATTGACGATGGGGGTGAGGTTTTCAGAAATTATTCTGCCAGTCAAATTATTGAAAGGTGGACGGAACCAACCCAATCAGAAAGATACTTCGCAGGAATAGACTTAGGAAGACAGAACGACTTTACTGTGGTTACAATTGTAAACAACTTTGGACAGATATGTTACATCTACAGAGAACGTAGAAACAATTGGGTTAATATCGTTGATGAAATTGTAAGAGTATTACAGAGATATAACGCGAAGGCGTTGGTTGAGGTGAACAGTATTGGTGATGTAATATACGAACAGATACGAACTAAGTACCACAAGATAGAACCGTTTACTACTACATCAAGTAGTAAAGACGAGATAATAAACAACCTTATTGTACAGATTAACGACCAACAATTGACATTACCTACCAAAGACTTGTTTGAACCATTAGACACCGAATTAAGGGTGTTTACGTTTGAATATAGTACCAAGAGTAGAAAGGTAAAATACTTCGCACCACCAGGTTTCCACGATGACTGTATTATGTCCTTGGCTATGGCGGTGGAATGTAAAAAGACATTAGTAGGAAGAAAATACGTAGTAGTATGATAGAATATATAAGAGTTACGGTAGACGATATTGATTATGAACTACCACAAGAAATTACAGTAACCCATTATGGGGAATTGATGAGAAGAATGTCATTCTCTGAAACTGAGATTGAAAAGGCACACGATGTAATTTGTGTAATGTTGGGTATCCCATATACAATTATCAGAGAATTTGAAAAAGAAAAGATGGCTGAATTATCCATTTATATTCAAAATAGGATTAGTGAATGTGATTTACCATACGAACCTACCTTCAAATGGAAAGGAACCGAATATGGGGGTCTGGTGATGAATAAAATGAGTTTTGGTGAGTATATTGATATTGTTAGTCTTGTCAACGACCAAAATTCTATATATATGAATATTCACAAACTCTGTGCGATATTATATAGACCCATTCTAAATAAGACAAAGGAGAAATACACCATCAAAGAATATAATTTGGAAGAACACGAGGAATTATCAGAAATATTCAAGGACCTACCATTAAAGTATTTCTTCGGTGTGTTCAAGAACTTATTCACATACCTAAAACAAATGAGAAAAGAATTTGAGGTATTGTTTGGTGAGGAAGAAGATGATATTAAAAAACCTGAAGATGACAAGGAGAAAGAAGAGGAAAAAACAAATCTACCTTGGTATAAAATGATTATGACCTTAAGTGATGATGACTTTACCAAAATTGATTATGTAACTAGTCGTCCTGTTGTTGAATGTTTTAACCATCTTACATATATAAAATTAAAGAACGAGGACCAGAAAATGAGGTTATTAGAACAA